GGAGTATACTGTCACAAGTTTCTAATCAAGTAGGACACTATGATAAACATTAACACTGCGTTTGGTAAAGCGATGCTTGTATTTTTCTGGGGTGGTATGGCCGCTCACCTGACGCTGATCGTCTATTTTGCCACGGGTGAGAGAATACCAGTAGTCTTGCTCCCCATTACTTTCATGATCTGCAACGCGAGTGCGGTGTTTATCAAGAACTTCTTTGACCCAAAAGTAAAGAATTTCTAGTGGTTACAGATCGACAAAGGTGCTATATTTATATATATGCCTGCGATCTACACAAAAAAACACCTCCTTGCGGCGCTAGCACAAGCAAAACTCCCCCATTCCTACAGGACACTCATGGTCTATGAGGATAAAAATATCATTCCCGGAAACAAAACTGGGCTACAAAATGTCGCCATGAATGACCAGCGTTTTTATACCGCCGACGAGATCGAGGATATTGTTGGGAAAGTCCGAGAACACAAAAAAAAGCATACTGACGCATAGGCTCTTGTATGTCCCATCAAACAGATATCCCAGAGATGGCCGAGAAGTATATTGTTAGACAGCAGCGTTTTTACGGTCGATCACTCAAAGCGCTCAACAAGTTTTTGATCAGAGACTTTGCACAGTACATCATGAAAAACTTCTCTTTTCCCGCTGGCATATCCTCAAGAGGGCACGACGAGAATGATGAACCAGTAACAGACTTCCTCGAGGAACTCAAGGGAGACCAAAAAAAGATTGCCATCATTAGTGAAGAAATTGGGCACCTCACGGGTGGGCGGTACTACGTTTGGTTTATGGCGGTTGCTCTCATGGAAGTCGGGTATGACGTTACGATCTATACGAATCAGACTCCGGCCTACTATGATTCGTTTAATCTGTACAAAAAGCCGAAACTCGTCTTAGTCAAGAGAAAATCAGACATTGAAAAACTCGATGTCAAAGCAGATATCTACTTAAGCTCTCCCCTGATGGGAAATATCGCAGTAACGAAACTTTCAAAAAAGTACCGAAAGCCATCATTTATCATGGTGTTCGATCCATCCCCAGCCATGAAACACTTCATCGGTCAGGCATATAGCGGGTGGGAAAAGCTCATCGAACTGGCTCGAAATTCTGATACGAAAGTGATTAGTCTATGTAATGCCATGTCAGAGTGGATTTATGAGTGGCTCAACAAGCGAAAAGATCAGGTTTTCCCGATCTATCCGTGTATCAATAGCCGAGAGCTTGACACTGTAGTCAAGGGTGAGCGGCAGGACTATGCCTTGTTTATCTCTCGAATCGTCAAGCATAAAAAATTCGATGATGTGTTGTACGCGGTGAGTAAGACGAATCTACGCCTTAAAGTTGTCTCGAGTAACAAAGGGATGCAGGTCGAAAAAGAACTCAAGCGATTGGGGATGACCGATCGAGTTGATTTTTACATGAACGTCAGCGAAAAGGAAAAGTTCGAGTTGCTCTACGGAGCGCGCGCAGTTGTCAGCGGTTCGGTGTTTGAGGGGTTTGGAATGTGGGCGGCTGAGGCTGCGGCCACTGGTACCCCACTCGTCTGTTATGAGTTCCCCACCATTCGAGAAATTGAGAAGGTTGGAAACGTCAAAAACTTCTATTTTGCAAAGTACGACAACTCAGAGGATCTCGCGCTCACACTGCAAAAATGTCTGAATGAGGGAAAATTCGAGGAAAGAAACCACTCCTTTGACTTCGAGTCGATGATCACTCGAGTAAAGCAGGTGTTTCCCATCGAGCCGCGCATCGGTGTGGTCACCATCGCACTCAATGAGGAGAAGTTTATCGCCTCATCCCTTCGCTCAATCATCAAACATCCCAACGTCAAAAAGGTTGCGGTTGTCGAGGGAGCGGTCAACCTGTTCGCACATGCTGCGTCTCAAGACGGGATGAGTATCGACAAGACAAACCAGGAGGTCATCAAGGTAACCAAGGAAAAACACGGGGGTAAAATCGTGTTTGAACGACACGGGTGGGCAGTTGATAAGTCTGAACTCAGAAACCGGGCGCTTCATCTACTCGGTGAAGACATTGATTATGTGCTCGTCGTTGACGCCGATGAGATATGGGATACCAAGGAACTCGACAAACTCGTGCAGGCCATGAAGAACAAGCCCCGGGCCGGCGCTCTCTTCTTTAGCTTCTATCATTTTTGGAAACAGGTCGACACGATCGCGGTGGGTGGTCAATGGGAGTCGCAAATGTTTCGATGTTTCAAGTTCGAGAACAAAAAACTCAAGTGGAAACACCACGCTACTCCGGTAGTTGATGAGGATGGGAAGTTTATCAACGTCACCGACGGATCTGAGAGTCTCGCGGATGTACACGTGCATCACTTGGGGTACCTCAAGGATGAAAATCGAATCAAGGAAAAGCTCGAATTTTATACAAAGCGAGATAAACACCTGACGGTCGTCAATACCTGGTCGGACTGGGAGAAGGGCAAACCCACCCAACCAACCCACGGCGGCGGGGATGCTGCTCAATTTACGGGAACCTACCCGGTAGAAATGCAACAACTCATTGACCAGGGGGTTATATGAGTGAAACAAAAAAACAAACCGTAGGGCTTCTCATGGGGATTTATAACGAGGCAGCCCGGATTACAGCCTGCCTCGACCATCACCTCCCGTATGTTGACGAGGCCGTGATTGTGATTCAGGAGAGTGATGACGGAACTGAGGAGACGGTAGAGCACTACATCAAACATCACGAGATTACGATCCCGTTCACCGTGTTGCACTTCCCGAAGATGGGTTGCTCAGAGGCTACATTGCAAGACGGAGTGGATAAACTCACGACCGACTGGGTGCTCTATGTAGATGCAGACGAAAAATTCCCCCTCGAGTTTATGAAGCGCATCCATGAAGTAGTGATTACAGACAAATACGACGGCTTCCGGTTCGAACGAGATAACTACTTTAATGTGCGTTGTTTCAATGAGGCTGTCCCCATCACCCCGAAGTTTATGGTAGTCAAACACCCCATGCGTGATCAGCAAGTGCGTCTGACGCGTAAGGAGGTCAGTGTTTTCCCTCGCCAGGTGCACGTGCGAGCTCGGGTGCGGCGCGATGGAGTTGAACACATTTACTCGCTTGATGACACGATCTATCACCTCAAGGATATCGAGGAGCAATGGACGGATAACCGGCAGTACCTCCCGGACGTTCGCATTGTGGAGGCTATGGAGAAAACAAAACACGACCAATTGATTGATATCCCGTTCGCTGATTCCGGTGAAAACGGCCGACTCTTCTTTGCAGAAGAGATCAAACAGATACCATTTGATACAAAGCGAGTGTTCTGGGTATATGCCAGTCATGGAGCCAAGCGCGGCGGGCACGCAAATAAGCGGGTACACGAGGTGCTGATCTGCTTACAGGGCAGCGTCAAGGTATCACTTAACAACGGTCAGCGTATCAATGAGTTTGTATTGAACGACCCCAGCAAGGGACTGTTCATCAAAAACAAAACGTGGGTCGAGATGAGTGAGTTCAAAGATCAAACCATACTTTTATGTATCACCTCAGAGACATACGCAGAGCGCGACTACCTAAGAGAGTACAATGAGTTCATAGACCTAGTAAAGTAGGGGGTTTATATGATTCCATTCAAAAAAATCAACCTCGGCAAGGCCTACGAACAGATCAAGCCCCTGTTTGAGAGTGGCATGATCGGCTTGGGTAGTGTGGTCACCGAGTTCGAAAACGAATTAGCTGCTTATTTGGGAGCGAAGTATGTTGTTGCTACAAGTTCTTGTACCTCCGCGCTGTTTCTATCACTCAAATGGGAGCGTGTTCATAAAGGACGGACAAATATTTTTATCCCTTCGATGACCGTTCCCCTTGTCTACGACGCTGCACACGAGGCCGGAATGAATGTTGCGTTTGATATGCGCACTGATTGGGTCGGTTCTCATTATCAGATATCCGGCTCAAGTGTGTTTGATAGCGCGCACGAGCTCCGCCGAGATCAGTTCTCGACAATGAAGAAGCGGTACATGCTTGATGATCTGTCCGTGTGTTTCTCGTTCTACCCCACCAAAACCGTGGGAAGTGCCGACGGGGGGGCTATCGCAACGGACGATAAAGAGTTCGCAGAGTGGGCAAAGCAGCAGACAACCTACGGCCGCACCGCAGATCAGTACAAGAGTCTATGGGATTATGACGTGGTTGACCTGGGTCATAAATTGCATTACACCAATTTGCAGGCAGCTATTGCTTTGGAGCAGTTAAAACGATTAGATGAGACGAATGAGCGCCGGCGCGGAATTGCCCGGTGGTATACGTCTGAACTTGGAAACGACGAACATCCAGCTCAAAGCCCGGAGCACTCAGACTACCTCTACCGCATTGACGTCCCTCAGCGTGATTACTTCCTTGAATACATGAAAAAGAACGGGATCGAGTGCAATGTTCACTTCAAACCGTTGCACCTGATGACCCCATTCAAGGACGTCGTAATGTACGGAAAGGAATCGGTTGAGGAGGCATTCAAGAAAACGGTGAGCCTGCCATTCTATGACCTTCTGACGAATGAAGAGATTGAGTACATAATCAAAACAGTAAAGGAGTACTTTGGATCGCTCAGTCACCACTCATAGGAATTACCGCATAATTCCCGAAAGTGTAGATTTTGACTTCCAAAGCACTCCCCCACCGATCCGAGAGGGGTACAAAATGTTATTTGCATTTTTCCTCGAGACGAGAGGGTATACCGAGTGGGGTAGGGGAGAGGTGAGCACAGGAGTCACTCGGGTAACAGAGGGGTACATGGGCGAAGTAGGGGAGAGGGGAGTGGTACACACTCCTTACACATGATATATGCCAGAAGACACACAAACACAACCACCAGCTGAACAGAAAAAACGCGAGCTGACTTTGAAACAAAAGACTTGGCTACGTGAGTACATGGTTGACGGGAACGCAACGAGGGCGGCACTGGTTGGATACTACCCAGACTTTCCCATTGGCATGGCTGTAGCTGATATGGATGAAGGGCAAAAAAGAACATACGACACGGCTAGAACCATAGGATGGGACAATTTGACAAAGTTGGACATACATATGGATAATTTGTTAGACGAGGCTGGGCTTGGTGACGCTTATCTCGCGACGGTATTAGCTCGAAACTTGGAAGCGACGAGACTCTATGGCAAAAACGGTCGCGAACACATGGACGCTAGCGCTAGAAACAAGGCGCTCGAGATTGCATTGAAACTCAAAGGGAAACTCAAGGACGTGCAAGAGGTCAGCCTAACGGGCAGCTTGGAAGTATTGGCGAGTACCCGAGATGTTGTCAGGTTAATCGCACAAGCTCACGGAATCAATGAAACAAACGATAACCGAAATCAAAGCGATAGTTAGGACGTACTTCAAAAACGCCAGCGGCCAACCGTATGAACTGACGGACGGCCAGGCTGAGATATTTATTGATGTTATCCGTTTGGATATTAAGTGGCTGTGGCTGTCTGCTCCCACCCGCTATGGCAAGAGTGATGTGTTGGCGCTTGGGCTTATTTACCTTGCGGTGTTCGAGAACCTCAAAATACCCATTGTCGCCGGGAGTGAAGACAAAGCACGCAAAATCATGGAGTACATCGTTGCGCATGTGGCTGATCACCCCATTCTCTACCAGGGTTTGATCAACCTCGACCTCTCAGATGTGGAAAAGCTCAAGGTGAGCATGTCCAAGGACAAGCTGCGATGGGCAAGTGGTGGCTGGATCTACATCACCTCAGTCGACAGCAGGAACGTATCAAAGGAAGGTGAGGGTGTAGTTGGCGAGGGCGGTGATGTGGTTGTGCTCGAGGAGGCTGGTCTTATCCGCCACAAGGAGCAGTTTAGTAAGATCGTGCGTATGCCGGAGGGGAATCGTGGGTGGGGGAAACTCATCCAGTCGGGTAACTGTATCGAAGGGAGTGTATTTGCGGATGCCTACAAAAATGATCTGTACAAAAAGGTGAGGATCGGACTTGACCAGGCGATTGCTGAAGGCCGGTACACACAAAAGGAGCTCGAGGAGAAGAAGTCGCAAACCACAAGCAAGGACTGGAAACGCTACTACCTAGTCGAGTTCCCAGCTGAGAACGAGTTTACTTACTTCAAGCCAAAAAAGTACGATGCTCTCCCCCCTCCCACAAAACTCAAGTACTTCGGTACTCTCGACCCGGCGCTTGGTAAGACGAAAAAGGGGAGTCTCACGTCGGCGATTGTGTTGGCTGTAGACGATGCTGGTCAGATGTATGAGGTTGAGGCCATCGGTGAGCATCTCAAGCCAGACGAGTCGATCCGTAGGATATTCAATCTACAGTATCTTTTCCAGAGGTTTGGCATTGAAGCTATCCAGTTCCAGAGTTATTTTTTGAGTGTGATCGAGGCAAAGAGTAAGGCCGAGGGGCGCTATATCCCGTTCGAAGGTATTCAGCAGAAGCGATCCAAAGAAGAACGTATTGAAAGTCTCGAGCCTTATATCAACACCGGCCAGATACTTTTCAAGGGAGAAGGTATTTTGTGGGAGCACATGCAAGACTACCCGAACACGGAGTTTCTCGACGTATTGGACGCACTCGAAATGTGCGTGCGCATGATCAAGAGCAACGCGTTTGAGTTCTCATTTGTTTAATCCAATTGTGCTAAGATAGTATTATGAGATTTTCCCTCCGCTCCCTCCGTACCTCGATTGGCAAGTTATTCTCCTCATCCGGTCAATCTGCTGCTGGGTTGTGGAGCTGGTCAATTCCAGGGCAGTGGAGTAAGACAGACCTTATCAACCAGTACACACGAGTTGTGTATACCGTGGTGACCGCTATCGCTGAGTCAGCCGCTAAGATTGAGTTCGACGTACAGCGGAATGATGAGTCAGTGACAAACCATGACTTTCTCAAGCTCATGCGTCGGCCAAACCCCAACGCATCACAATTCCAGTTTCTCGAAATGCACTTCACATTCATGAACCTGATGGGTGAGTCCTATTGGTACATTGTGAGGGGCAACAAGACCCTCAAGCCAAAAGAGATTTACTTGATTCGACCGGACTGCATGGAGGTGGTGCTTGATAAAGATGGAGAAGTGTCGGGGTATGTGCTTACTAAGCCGGGTGGTGTAAAAGTTCCGTTTGATAAAGAAGAGATACTACACCACAAACTCCCTAACCCCTACGATCCCAACTACGGCCTCGGACCGGTGCAAGCTGCAAAAATCTACATCCAGACCGAGGACTATGCCGCCGACTGGACACGTAACTCGATGTATAACTCTGGTCGACCGTCTGGAATTGTCACCATCAAGGGTACGATCACCGAGGAGCAGTTTGCGTCAGTCAAGCGTCAATTCAAGGAGCAGTACTCAGGTACAGCAAACGCCGGTAAGACGCTCATGATCAAAGGAACCGACGGCATTGAGTTCCAAAAAATCGGTATGGAGCTACAAGAAGTTGCCCTAAAAGAGCTCAAAGAAATGACCCGCGATGACATCATGATGATGTTTCGCGTGAGTAAAACAATGCTCGGTATCTCGGAAGGCGTGACCCTCAACAATGCCCGCGAGAGTCGTGAGATGTTTCGAGAGAATATTACTGTCCCTCAGTGGGATCGTCTCACTGACCACCTAGCCGCCTTCCTACTCCCCCTTTGGGGCGATCAATTTACTCTCGAGTACAAGAACACCGTGTACAAAACGGTTGATCAGGAACTCGCTGAGGACATTGCATCTGTGGATAAGTGGGAAACAAAGAACGAGATACGTTTGAAGCGCGACCTTGAACCTATCCCTGGTGGCGACATACTCTACCAGCCAATCAACATGGTTCCCATGCTTGAAGACCCCATCGGTGCCGCTGAGGATAAAGCTGCCGCTGATCAGGCCGCCGCAGATCAAGCTGCACAAACTGCCGCAGATAATGCCGCCGCCGCTGCTAACCAAGGGGATACCCAATCGAATGATACTCCCCCGGCGGACATGCCTCCCGCAGACATGCCACCTGATACCTCTGGCAAGAGTGTAAAAAAAAAAGAAGTAAGACAGCTACAGATTGATGTATTCAAAAAGATGCTGTTTGACACACAAAACGTATGGGAAAAGAAGTACCTCCGTTTCTTCATCGGTGAATTCAATACTCAGCTCAAGCAGATCCTCGGGAAAAACAAAAAGGATACCCTCCATAACTGGTATTTTGACGTCGACGCATCTCAACAGCGGATCATGGGAACCTTGCTTCCCATGGGTCAAGAGCTTATGAAGGCAGCTGCACTTTACGCACTCGAGGTTGCAAACGACACCGCCACTCAGTTCTCCATTACAGAAGAGATCCAACGCTATGTACACGAGCGCATTGATAAGATGGCACGCGCGACGAACGACGACACGATTGCAAGCATCACGGACACCATAGGCGAGGGAATCTCACAGGGTGAGTCGGTCGATCAACTGCGTAAGCGTATCCAGGTAGTGTACGAAGAGGCGACCAATGTCCGCGCTGAGCGCATTGCCCGCACGGAAAGCCTGGCCGCAAGTAACGAGGGAACGCTTGAGGCGTATCGCCAGTCTCCGCTCGTCAACGCCAAGGAATGGTCTGCGGAAGCTGATGCGTGTGAGTTTTGTAACTCGTTTGATGGTATCGTGATAGGGCTTGATGAGGACTTTGCAAAACTTGGTCAAGGAATTACAGGCAACGAAGGTGGGAGACTTGGTACAAACTACGAGAACGTGGAGCACCCACCCCTACACCCGAACTGCCGGTGTGCGCTGTTACCAGTGGCAGGATAAGGATATAATAAAAATATGTCAGCAGCATTTGATATAGTCCGCGGTGATGACTTCAGTATTGAGGTAACGATCACCGACGAAAACGGAGACGCGATTGACCTTACTGATACTGAGGTATTTTTCACGGCCAAACGCAACACTCAGCAGACTGACGAAGAGGCTGCGTTGCAAACCGAGCTAACCGATCATTCTGACCCTACGAATGGGATAACGATTGTCTCTTTTACTGCCGACGAGACAAGCGAACTCAAACCCGGTACCTACTGGTGGGACATTCAAACCAAAAAAGACGGCATCATCCAATCGACTATTTTACAGACACTTCGAGTTCGTCCAGATGTAACGAGGAGGATCGAAGATGCCAGTTAGAGCAGTCCTCACTCAGCGTCAAACGAACGTCTCTGTCAGTCAGATCGGCGGGAAGGGTCCCAAAGGTGACACTGGTGTGATTGGCGTGGACGGGGTGAATGGTGACACCGGCGTACAGGGCGACACAGGTACGCACGGAGACACCGGCAATACCGGAGTAGCTGGCGCCAAGGGAGACACTGGTACCCATGGGGATACCGGAACTCATGGTGATACTGGAATCCAAGGAATCAAGGGCGACACCGGAGTAACCGGCGCGAAGGGTGATACGGGGACGATTGGAGTCACAGGCGCGAAGGGCGACACGGGTACTCGAGGTGATACCGGCATACAAGGCATCAAAGGCGATACAGGAACTCAGGGTGTGGGTGGCGACACTGGCGACCAAGGTGATACGGGTGTGGGTGGCGACACCGGTGTTACTGGCTCTACTGGGGCGACCGGAGCAAAAGGGGACACCGGAGTACAGGGTATCAAGGGTGATACCGGCGTGACTGGTGCCAAAGGGGACACTGGCAGCACCGGCTCGACAGGAGCGAAAGGCGATACTGGATCGCAGGGTACTCATGGGGACACTGGAACTCACGGCGATACAGGAATCCAGGGGGACACTGGCGTGACTGGCTCTACTGGAGCTAAAGGCGATACGGGGAGTACTGGTAGCACGGGCGCGAAAGGCGATACCGGAGTGACCGGATCTACTGGGTCGACTGGTGCAAAGGGCGACACAGGCAATACTGGGGCTACTGGCGCGAAGGGTGATACGGGTACACATGGTGACACCGGTATCCAAGGTGATACTGGAGTGATCGGTGACCCTGGTGATGTGGGCGATACTGGTACAACCGGGCTTTATGGCGGTGACAGTCAAGGGTATGGGTTTAGCGACACAACCACTGACTCTGACCCTGGGAGTGGTGTGCTTCGGTTTGATAACGCGACGCTCTCATCAGTCACAAAAATATATATTGATTTACTCAACGGCGATGCGGTGACCATCACGGCATGGTTAGACGCACTTGATGATGCTGTCAATGGAAACAAGGGACGCATTCGTGTGTTCAAGCGGTTCGACTCCTCTACTTTCGTCGACTTCATCGTTACATCTGTTACTACTGCTACAGGCTATCGAAAAATCAATGTAACGTACATCGTCGGCAATGGAACCTTTACCGATGGGGACGGGATTGTGATCACCTTCTCAGGTTATGGTGATAAAGGAGACACTGGAGCTCAAGGTACCCACGGAGACACCGGGACAACTGGCTCAACCGGTAGCACGGGAGCCAAGGGCGACACTGGAGTCAAGGGTGACACGGGGACGCACGGCGACACAGGTGTTTCCGACACTCCCGGTGATACCGGCATACAGGGTGATACTGGGGCAACTGGTTCGACAGGCTCAACCGGGGCGAAAGGGGACACGGGGACTACCGGCAGTACTGGAGCCAAGGGTGATACAGGAACGACAGGCTCGACCGGCGCCAAAGGAGACACCGGAACCACTGGAAGTACGGGCGCCAAGGGAGACACGGGCACGACACTGAGTCTGACCGAAGTTCCAAGCGACGCCACCGGAACGGGTGTCATTGGTAACTTTACCTACGGCGAGTCATTAACCCCAGGGGATGCGGTGTACTACAAGTCTGATGGGAAGGTGTATAAAGCTGATGCAAACGGCTCATCAACCTATCCGTGTATTGGTCTCGCGCTTGAAACGGCATCAAGCGGTACACATCAGGTACTCCTCAAAGGTATCTATCGAGAAGACGCTCGTTTCGCTTGGACAGTGGGCGGGGTGATCTATCTTTCAACAACTGCCGGATCACTTACACAAACTCAGCCGAGTGCAACCGACGATGTCATTCAAGTAGTGGGTATTGCCACACACGCAGATCGTATGTATGTATGTCCGAGCATGGATTACATCACACATACATAATCTGCAAATTGGATATGTATGCGCAAACCAATTCACGGCTCTCTAGCTGCTCTGTCCAGTAGTAACACTGCGTACCTTCTATTTTGTAGCACCTCTTCTACATATGCATCTGATAGCTCCGTCTTACATCGTTTTTCTGCTGCTGGGACGATAAAAAACCTCACCGCAACACTCGGGGCGACTCCGGGATCAGGTAAAAACTACACGCTTACATTTACAAAAAACGGGTCAGCTCAAACCACAACGATCACCATATCCGATAGTGCTACGACCGCAACGGACACTACAAACAGCTTCTCAGTCGCAGCAGGGGACTATGTCAACTTGAAGGTAGTGCCGACTGGAACCCCAACCGCGACATCTATAACATTCTCTTTTGACTTTGATACTACCTCGAGCAATAAGGATGTTTTGTTTGTTTCTGGGACAACTAATACAGGATTCACCACTCAATACTTCCCGGTAGCAACTGACCGAGGTGAAACACTTACCATTCTCAACAAAAAAATGGAGACGGTTTTCCCGCATGGGGGAACTCTTGACGCTCTCTATGCTGACTCGCCAACAGCTCCCGGTGTTGGTAACTCTCTACAATTCAGTTTTTATGTGAACGGTGTCGAGAATGCCTCAAGTATTGTCAGCATTACGGGAACGAACACAAGTGCAAACATTACTGGTCTGAGTGTAACTATTGCGGCTGGAGACAGAGTCTCTATCAGGTGTTTGGCTAACACATCAATGTCATCGAGGGACATAGGTATTGGTTCTCTCTTCTCTCCAACTACTGACGGAAACAGTATTTTAGCAAGTAGCTACTCCGCTGGTGGTTCTGTATCGGCGACGAACTACTCGAGTTGGATGAGGCGCGATACGGCATTTAGTGCATCTGAGATAAGTTTAACGACTGGTGTTTCTCACTTCAAGATCAAGAGTATTTACGCTGACGTCACCACTGCCCCCGCGTCTGGGAAAAGTTTTACCTATACGATCCGTAAAAATGCTGGAAACGGAACTGTCACAGCCGTCATGTCCAACACGGCTATAACTGCAAACGACACCGCTCACTCAGATGATTTTGTTACAGGTGACACGTTTGACTTCTCATCAGTCCCGAGTGGAACCCCAACAGCGCCGGGCGTGTGTACGTTCTCTGCAACACTCTATTGTGTTATCCCCACTCTTGAACTCGAGGGTTTCCGCTTTCGAGCTGATGATGGGAGTGAAACAACGGCCACCTATCTGGCTTCTCAAGACACAAACATCACTCGAGCAAAGGTAACAAACACGCGCTTGCGAATGCTTATCAATGCGACCGACGACCCATATACTCGACAGTACAGGCTTGACTATAAATTGAGTACCGATGGGGCTTGGTCATACGTTGATCAACCAGTCTCAGGAAACACTACTCTCACAACTGTAGGAACTTTTGCAGAGAATAGCTCTGCAGGCAATCTCGGCTGGACAAATATATCAAACGCAGACGTCGCAAACGATACCTATGCAACTAGTGCTCTCTCTGGTAGTGGTGGTGCGACCCCGCAGACATACTACCTCGTCGCGACAAACTGGAGTGCTGCCGTCCCCTCAAACGCTACCATCGTCGGCGTTGTGGTTAAGATAGAGCATAAACAAAGTGCTTCCGGTATCCGTCTCACAGAATTAAAACTCGTCAAGGGCGGAACGATCCAGGGTACGGATCACGGAGTTGATGGCACGAACATCTCGACAACTGAGACAGAGGACAGTTATGGTGGTGCCGCTGATATGTGGGGTTTAGCACTCGCCTATTCAGATATCAACGCGAGTGATTTTGGTGTGGCTTTCCGTTATCGAAACAACAACGCCTCGGCGCGTACGGTAAGTGTCGATAACATTACGATTGTTGTGTACTACACCACGCCCGGCGCTATCATGCTCTCTGCATCAGCAAACATCACAGCATCGGGAGAAGCGACCACAGCATTACTCACCGCCCCGAGTGGGAAAACTACGAGTAATTTTGTCACTGGTAGAATGCAGGACGACGAGAACCCAGCGGATACAGTAGATATCACAACCGACAACTATACCGAACTTGAGTGGTGTATTCAGGCGACAAGCATCACAAACGACGGAGAGATTTACCAGTTCAGAGTGACGGTTGGCGGTACGGTTCTGGACACCTATTCAGTCGATCCGAGGATGACGATTGGTAGCTCCTCAATCAAAACGATCAATGGTCTGGCTAAGGTCAGTGTTAAAACTGTGAACGGCCTCGCAATTGCTTCACTCAAAACCTGGCTTGGTCTAGCATGATCTAGTTGACAGTTCCTAGCGAAGGGCATATATATAGATATATGCTACAAACATGGCAAGCAGCTCAGGAGTGGGAAAAGAATTGGCACGGTGATTGTGTAAACTCTCTCAATGAAGAACTCAAGCAACTCACATACGCGCGTAAGATGGGCTTGAAACTTAGCCCGACGCTCAAGACCCCGTACAATTTTGATCTCGAGGGTAAGACGGTACTCGACATCGGTGGTGGTGCGTATTCTTTACTCCTCAAGTGCTCGAACTTCCAACAAGCTGCTGTGATAGAGCCGATACACTATCCACAATGGATACATGGAAGGTATGAGGCGAACAGAATCAAACTCATCGAGCACGCAGCAGAGGACATGTATGCAGATGAAAATCAGATATACGAAGAGAGGATATACGATGAGGTCTGGATTTACAACGTTCTGCAACACGTGCAAGATCCTCAGAAAATTGTCAATAACTCCCGCAGAGCTGGTAAGTTGATTCGCATCTTTGAATGGGTTGATAACGGAATCAGCCCTGGTCACATCCACGATCTCAAAGAGGAAAAGCTAAACGAATGGCTCAGAGGTGAGGGAAAGGTTGAGTTTATCAATGAGGGCGGATGTGTGGGTAAGTGTTACTACGGAGTTTTCCCGACATGAACAAAGAAAGATTACAGCGCTTACTATTTTGGGGAGGTTCCCTCGCTCTCTGTCTCGCTATTATCGCTGCATTCGCGACAACCGTAGAACAAAACTCACAACCAACGCCTACTCAAGAAGCTACAAAGACTCAGCTTCCTACAGCGGCGCCTACCGCCTCGCCGGAATGCTTCACTATCAAGAGTGGAGACGGTGGTGAGGACATGAAAATTTGCTCAATACAACCAGCTCCCTCGCCAACCCCGGACTATATGATTGGTGTAGATGAGGAAAACGGGAGGTAGACATGGATGAACTATCAGCTTTGAGGTTTATAACTGTGCTTTTCTCTTTTATTATTGGGGTGGGTTTGGGGTATTTGACTGGTAAAAAAGACTTATGAGATTCCACTTGCTCGGACTCGTTCACCTTCCATGCTCTCGAGAGTACATGAGCTGCGCGTTCACTCAGAAGAACTATAAACTTGCAAAGATGTTACTATCACTCGGCCACGAAGTCATCTACTACGGCGCTGAGGGGTCAACGGTTCCATGTACTAGGTTCGTGCAAACTCACACACTCAGTGATATCCGAAAGGACTACGGAGACGGAGACAACCGATTCGAGATTGGCTACGACTGGAAAAATACCGATTTTCGTCACGACTTCAATACCGAGCGCAAGGCATCGACGCTCAAGTTTTATGCGGCGTGTGTTGCAAACATCAATGAAACAAAACACATAGATGACTTTCTCCTCTGCACACAAGGTGCTTACCATGAGCCAATCGCTAAAGCTGTCAAACTATATCTTACCTGCGAGCCAGGGATTGGATATCGCGGTTCTATCAAGGGGAGGTTCCGGGCGTTTGAGTCATCTTATATTCAGAATTTCACCTACGGAAGTGAGTCACCCTATCAGTGTGTTAATGGGTCGTACTACGACCGAGTTATCCCTAACTACTTTGATAAAGAAGATGTTGAGTTCGGTGGCACGAAGGGTGACTATTATCTGTTTATAGGGCGGATGATCAAGCGCAAGGGGATACTCACCGCCGCAATGGCGTGTAAAGCAATCGGTGCAAAGTTGATCATTGCTGGGCAGGGAGCACATGTTGATCACCGCGGCCACCTAGTTCCCAATGAAGACCCGGACTTCGACCTCGAACCTGGAACGTGGGAGTACGTCGGTTTTCAGGACGTAGAGAAACGCAAAGGATTGATGGCTCATGCAATCGCGACCTTTACCCCCACCGAGTACCTTGAGTGTTTTGCTGGGACACATATCGAGTCGATGCTATCCGGTACCCCAGTGATTACGACCAATTTTGGTGTTTTTCCTGGCACAGTTCCCGATCATCTAATCGGACAAATTGGTTATCGGTGCAACACGCTACAAGAATTTTGTAACGCAGCGATCAAAACGCAAGGATTCAACATCGGCGACTATCATGAGATACGGAAGTATGCAGAGCGTTTCCTTGTTGAGAACGTGAAACTTGAGTACCAGACATGGTTTGAGCAACTCTACCAAGTTTTTGAGAGTACGAAAGATCCAAGCGTGAAGGCATGGAGTCGTTTGAGTGGTATCATGGGATAATGCAAATTAGTGTCAAGAACCCAGAATTTACCGAAGAATTTCTCATCCTCGCAAACAAGGGGGATCGAAAGGGCTGTGGCATTGCTGTATTCTTTGACGAGGAGTCGGTGGGCGTGATTGTCTCAGCAAGCGGGCGAGTAGTGGGGAGGTTTGAATTTGTTCGAGACGAAAACAGCCTCATCCTTGATCGTCAGCATATCGTTGAGCGTGAGTTTTACCCGCTTGAATTTGCGATACAAGAGATGGTTCGAGCATGTAAACGTAAAAAGATTCTCGCGATATGTTGGATGTAGCGTTTTGTGATATGCTTAGTGCATGACTGAACTACAACGGATTCTCTCCCTAACCCCCGCACAGCGCACTGAGGCTGACCTTGTATATCTGGAATCACACAAGCCCGAACTTACTCCCGAACAGATTGCTCAACTTGAGTCTGAGAAGACACCAGCGGTTGAACCTCCGGTCGAAACACCGGCGCCAGAAGTGACATCTACTCCCGAAATTACCCCAGCACCAGAAGCTACCCCAGCGGCCGAGGCTACTCCCGTCGTTCCCCCGGCTGAGGACTCCGGCGAGGATGAAGTTGTGGAAGCTAAAAGCGTGTTGACTAAAAAGATCGGCACCGAAGTACACAAAGCATTCCAGATTGAGATCAAAGAAATGGCAAACGGTCACCTCGAAGCCATCGTCAATAGTGGGCAAGAGGATCGTAGTGGCGAGATTCTTGATATGAAGGGTTTGGACATCAAAACCTACATGAAGAACCCCGTGCTCGCGAATGGTCATGATTATAGTAAGCCGTCCGTTGGCCGGACACACAAACTGACTAAGCGTAAGGACGGTAGCCTCGATGCTGAGTTTGAGTTTGCGACTGACATTGACGGCTATGATGAGCCAAAGATTCTCGACCAGTTGTACCGCAAGGGGTATCAATTCGCTTTCTCGATCGGGTTCATTCCCAAAGAGGTGCAAGGAAACGTCTATACCACATCAGAGATGATCGAATTTTCTCCCGTCTTGATTGGGGCAGACGCTCGCGCCCTCCTCAAATCAAAGGCATTACTCAAGCAGAAGGGTATTGACATCGGTATATCAGATACTCATAATGATGCACATATGAAAAACCTCGCCGAGATCCTCGCAAAGTCGATCGAAGACTTAACCCTCAAAGAAATTGCTATACTCAAAGAGCACAAAGCTGAGTTGTCTGCTGAGCAGCTGACTCAATACGCCTCAGTGCTTGAAGAGAAGGCAGTAGATAAAACGGCCGAGAAGGTAGAAGCTCTCGAGAAGGAAGTTGCTGATATGAAAGCTAACGAATCAACCACTCGCAAGAGTATCGCCATTGCCGGCGCAGCTTCCAGCGAAATCACAAAAGAAGTTAAATTGTTTCACTACCTGCGTGGTTTGAAGTCTGGAAACTTCAAAGAATACATCGACGTCATGCAAAAGGCTGCGACTGATCCGATGAGTACCTCAAATACGGGTGAAGTCGTTCCCCCAGCTGAGTTCATCGCTGAGATTCAGCGCTTGGAGGAAGAGGTTGGCGTTGCTGCTCGCTACGCAACTGTTCGCCGCTCCACAAACGGCGCTGGGTTGATCTACGTGCTCGGTGATGACGATCTGACAATCTACGACACTGCTGAAGGTGGCAAGAAAAAGTCTACGAGTTTGACCTACGACTCACTAACTTTGGCTTGGAGAAAATTCGCTGGCATCCTCCCGATGACCGACGAGTTGACAGCAGATTCCGCGATTGATCTCTGGAACGATGCTACTCAACGTTTTGCTCGCGCATTCGCTCGACGCGGTGATGAGTTAGTGTTTACAGAAGTCTCAACCGGTGGTGTCACAAAAGACGGTATTTTGAATGTGGCCGGTACAAACATTGTCACCCTCTCCGGTGACAGTATTGAAGACTTGAGTTACGACGACCTGGTAGAGATGATCTACGGCGTCCCTTCACAGTCTGGTAACACTGGCTCATTCTTCGGCAACCGCAGTATCCTCGGTGTCTTGATGAAACTCAAAGATGAGAACTCACGACCACTCTGGAATAGCTCTCTCCAAGAAGGTGCCCCAGGCACAATCTTAGGTAGACCGTTTGTCCAGACCGAAGTGCTCCCAGGTTTGACCGCCTCAGAATCAGACCTCCCGTTCTTAGTCTATGGCGACCTTCGCTATGCGACTTTGGGTGAGAGAACTGATGTGCAGATGAAAGTGTTTGATGCAGGTACAGTCGGCGGAGTCGGTGAAGACGACGACGATGGTCACGCAATCAACCTTTTGACTCAAGATGCACAAGCACTGCGCGCCGTGAAACGCATGAATGCTGTGGTTCGATTCCCAGCCGCGTTCTCAGTCGCAGTCACAGCGACCGGTAGCTAAGCTACTCAATAGTTGAACTCGAACCCCCGTGTCACAGCGGGGGTTTTTGGATATAAGCCCGGTCTTGCTAAAGTGATATACTGAACACATGTACACTGATCAACTACGCGTCGAGGATCTTATCGGGAGAGAATTAAGTGATCAAGAGGCCTCAGGACTCGATACACTCATCGGCGCCGTCTCTATCCAGATCGACACCTACACCGGACGTAGCTGGTCACCCGTTGATGAAAGTGATGACGGTGATCTTGAGGCTTCCGAGCGCTATTTTGATGGTACTGGGTCAAAGGAAGTGTGGGTTGATGACTTTATCGGACTCGAAAAAGTAGAGATTCTTGATTCTACGGGTGGGATATCTGTCTCTTTGACTGAGGAAACAGACTGGCAAACCTTCCCACCAAACAAAAACCCTAAAAACTCCGTTCGATTGCGATCCTATCGGTTCCCCAATGACGTTGGCAATGTGCGTATAACTGCCATCTGGGGTGGTGGTTCACCTCCCGCCGATGTGATCGCGGTATGCACTGAGTTAGTTGGCAAGTATATGGTGCGATCAGCTGAAACCGGTCCATTCAAACGCGAAAGCATTGAGGGGTACAGCAAGGAACTATTATCTGATACTGAGTTTATTGGTGACAGCAGTAGTGTGCTCAGTAAACTCGACCACTACAAAAAGATTGTTCTATGACAGGGATACTCGCACATGCCATGAATCAAGACGGTAAGATCGTTACTACGTCGAGAGACAAGCACGGCGATCAGGTTGTAACTGAGGAAACAGACATCAAGCTCAGGTTCCGATACATCACCGATGTGGATCGAAACACCAATCGCGAGGGGCTGGGCTCTGAGGCAATGATATGGTTATCCCCGGATCTCGCAGTTGTCGAAGGTACCATACTTTTCGCTGAGGATACCTACTGGCGGGTGCAGAAACTCGTCAAAGCAAGGCGTATGAGTGGTTCTCAGGTTCAATTTTTGAAGGCTTTCGTGAACAAGCACGCCGTATGAAGCTAACAATCACTGATAACATCATGAAGTTCGTAATCGCGAACTCCGGAGCTATGGATCGAGCACTTAATCGTATGGCGATTGATATTGAGCGGCTCTCAAAAGAGCAAGTACCGGTTGATCACGGACAGCTGCGATCTGCTGGGGATCACTTGCAACTAAGTCTCCTGCGCTGGGTGGTGAAGTACGACAAGGTGTATGCGCGGTATCAGGAGTTTGGGGGGGACGGGAGACGAGTGGTACGCAACTATAGCAAACCCGGATCAAAAGCGTTCTACCTCAAAGACCCCGGCGATACGATTGCTCAAAATGCACTTAGCTATATCAAACAAGAAGCGGGTACAATACACCTATGATTATTGATGCACTTGCCACACTACTCGAGGATAACAGCCTAGGAACGGTGGGTACTGATATTTTTGTTGGTGAACTTCCCCTTGATGACAACAATGTAATTTCGCTCATTGTTTCCCCTTCCCCAGAACCAGACAAGGCAATTCCCTACTACATGCAGGCCATAGACATCTGGGCTCGCTACTCGATTTTTGATACAGGCTACGGGAAGCTGCAATCTATCATGGACGTCATTCACCAACAGGAAAATTACGAGATGCACGGGTATCACGTGTACCTGAGCTACGCGCGCGGGATGATTGAAGACCTTGATCGTGACAGCGAACGCAGACACCTGTTCAAACTGAGCCTAGCATTTGTATACCGCATATCAGAGGAATCAAGTTAGTTGCTATTGACAGGCGGTTTTGTACCGCCTAGAATTGAGGTTATATGTCAGCAGGACCACAAAATTTTCGAATCGGTGCGGGTGCATTATCCATTGAAGGGCAAGACGTCGGTTTGACGACCGAGGATGGTGTTGTCGTCAACTACGAACCTGATGTTCACCTTCACACATCTGGAAAATACGGCACAACTCCCGTTAAGGCTTCACTCATCGGTCAAAAACTTACCCTCGAGGTTTGGATGGCTGAGCACACATTCGAGAATATCGAGTCTGCGTACGCTGGTGTCGTCAACAACTCCGGACAGATCAACTTTGGTGGCCTCGCTGGTCGAGAAGTTGAAGGCAAAGAGCTCATTCTTACCCCGTTTGATGGTACCGCAGCCTGGTACTTCCGCAATGCCGTTCCTACGGAAGCGGTTGAGGCTGCGTATAAAGTGGGCGACGAGCGCATTATCCACGTTACCTTTACTGCAATGGTCGACATCGACGCTACAGAAGAGAGTAACCTTGGGTACTTAGCTTCCTAGTTCCTCATTGATTTACCTATACATATAACTGTATACTTGCGTCATGAACAACACGCTTGACCTTGATTTGTTGATCCCAGAAGAACGTCACGTTAAAGTGAACGGAAAGCTCTGGAGAGTGTTGCCCATGAAGCTCACCGGGTTTATCAAGTTGCAAAAAATGCTACGAGATATCCGCGCCGGAAGTAAGGGAGAAGACGAAATGCTTGGCATGATGGGGGAGTTGTTTGATTCCATGCGCCCAGCAGTTCCAGAGATCGACGAAATGGATCTCAACATGACACAAGCCTTTGCACTTCTTGAGTTTATTTACAGACAGGAAAACAAAGACAACCGGCAAAGTGGTGAAAAAAAAACGGAGATTTCTCCTACCTAATCGCGTTCTTCATCCGACACTATCCCTCATACACGTTTGATGACCTTCTCGGAATGTACTGCTCGACGTTCTTTGAGTTGCTTCACGCAGCTCAGCGCATCGACGCGGCTGAAAAAATTCAACTCCTCAACATCCTTACCGTCGCCGATCCAAATACGAAGAGATCAGAACGATCAAAATTTATCAGACAGTATCAGCAGATTGTTGATGGCCCCGAAGAAGTCACCCCAGAGATTATTCGACGTGACCGAGCGCTACTCCTCAAGAAGCTGCGCGGCAAGTGAGAGTCGGGCGCGCAATCGCCCAGCTAGTTGATGTATACTTGTTTCATGGCAGGAGAAACAGTCGGGCAAATTCAGTACGAACTCGACCTTGACGATTCAAAGTTCAAGGGAAAAGCAGATCAAGCCTCTAGTGAAGTAAAAACACTCGGGGATTCTTTCAAGTCGGCCGAGGCGGGCTCTGCTATTTTTGCTGCGGGTATCGCTGCTGCGGGTGCGGCCGTCGTTGCTTTCGGAATTTCTTCAGTGAAAGCCTACAATGATACCGAGAAAGCAAACGCACAAACCGAGGCGGTGCTAAAGTCTACCGCGAAGGCGCGTATTGGCGTCTACGAACAAGTGCTTGTCTCGACAAAACAGGTGGCGAACTCAACCAAGGGGTATGGTGATGAAGTCAAAGTAGCAGAGGCAAAACTGCATGACATGGAGAACGCTTTCAAGAGTGCAAAGACGCATAGCGAAATGTCCGTTATATCACTGGATAAACAGCGTGCAGCGGTAGAAAAACTTCACGGCCAAGCGACTCACGCAGCTGGTGTATATAAGACTGTGTTCAATCCTGAGATGCAGATCAGCGCTGAGTACGTACAACACCTATCTGCAGAGTTTCAAAAGGTAAGTACCTACAGTGACGAAACGATTCAAAGTGGTGAAAACATGCTGCTCACGTTTACGAACGTCGGTAAAAAAGTATTGCCAAATGCAACACAAGCACTCCTCGACATGTCGACGGCTATGGGCACTGATGTTACCAATACAGCTATCCAGTTGGGGAAAGCACTCAATGATCCCATCAATGGGGTGACTGCACTGCGGCGTGTGGGTGTGACCCTCACCGATCAACAGCAAAAGCAGATCGAGACGCTGGTCAAACAAAACAAATTGTATGATGCACAAAAGATTATTTTGAATGAGCTCTCCACGGAGTTCGGCGGATCTGCGGCAGCTCAGGCCGCCACGTTCTCAGGTCAGCTCACTATCCTATCAAACAACCTCAATGATGTACAAGAAATTATCGGGAAAATGATTGTCGATGCAGTCAAGCCTTTAGTGCAAAGTTTTAACGATCTGTTTAATTCCCTTGGTGGTCCTCAAGGCGTTCTTACCGCATTACAGAACATGGCAATGCAAGCGCTCCCGATGCTACAGGCTAACCTCCCCATCATCATCGGAATGATTGCTGGCGGGCTTGCTCCCGCCTTGTTTGCGGCTGCGACTGCGACGTGGGCTATCCTATGGCCTTGGCTTCAATTCGTCGCTGCTGGGGCGATCATAGGGTTGCTCATCCAGCAGATCGTTATCGGTATGGGTGGGTGGGAGGCTATCATGGTGCAGATCCAGCCTATTTTTGACACACTCGTGATGATCTTTCAAAACTTTATCATCCCTCAGCTCACGGCTATCTGGATACAGATTTCGACTCAGCTCCTCCCAGCCCTCACAGAGTTGTGGAATGTCCTCGCGCCTATCCTTATCCCAGTGCTCCAAGCATTGGGAGTACTTCTCGGAGTCACTCTACTTGGAGCGTTCTACGTCTTTATAGAGGGACTCAAGGCGCTGATTACTTGGATTACTTACTGGGTAACGATTATAAAGAATGCGGTACAGGCTATTTTTGGATTCTTCACGTGGCTCTACGAAGTGCTCATCGGTCACTCGATTATCCCAGACATGATTCTGGCTATTTATGAATGGTTCCTCAAGTTGCCCGGCATGTTAGCGAAGGCGCTGATCGAGGTTCACGTGAAAGCTATTGAGGGTTTTATCATGATCTGGGGCGCCATTGTCGGAGAAGTGAGTCAGTGGCCTGGGCGTATGTTTACCTGGGGCCAAAATATCATGAACTCGTTCGCTGATGGTATTAAGTCAGCACTTGGGTCTATCGCTGCAGCATTCAAAGAGGGAATGGACAAAGCCAAGTCGATGGTCGAGGGGCACTCCCCACCGCTTGAGGGTCCATTCAAAGACATCGACAAGTGGGGGTTCAACATTGGGAGTAGTTGGGTTGATGGGTTTTATCAAGCGTTCAACTCTATCTCAATCCCTAACGTCATGGGTCCGGGTGTTTCTGGGGTTGGTGTTGGTGCTGCAGGTGGTGGGGGGAACTCAACGAACCAGAACATTACGGTGAACATCGGTAAAATTGGTGATCAACAAGACATCCAAGCTCTCGGTCGAGAGTTCGGATTCAGAGCGGGGATTCAACCAGCATGAAAGCAATAACCATCATCGAACAACAAAGCGGCACACAGTTTACTCTCTATGATAATTATCTCGGGAGTATTCTGCGTTCATTCGAAGGCTTTGAGTTTCCAGATGTTCGCGAGTCGATTGATGATGTAGCCGGTGCGTATGGGAGTGTGTACATTACGTCCAAGTTTGGCCGGCGCCGGGTTGGCATTACTGGCGACCTTGTGTCAGACGATGTGTATACGTTACGCAAGAATTTACTCACCGTGCTGCGTCAAACTGGGGTGATTAAGCTCATCAAGTTCACCACCTACGACGACATGAACCTGCAGTTTGAGGCTGAGGTCGTCAACTTCAAGAACCCATATACACACATGGTACACACATTCATGATCGAACTTATCGCTCCCGATTGGCGATTCTATTCTCAAGAGGAAACGACTCGAGAGATTCTACAATCATCGGTGCGCGGAGGCTCAGCTATCCCCACCGCTATCCCGATGAGTTTTGGTAGTCCGATGACTGCTGAGACAGACCTCTCAAACATTCTCATCAATGACGGGAACGAAGTCACTGACCCGGTGTTTACGATCACCGGTCCCGGGACGAATTTCATTGTCGGAAACATCACAACGGATAAACAATTCACGTTTGATGCTGCTCTCTCTGAGGGTGATGAGGTCGTCATCGACGTCAAGAACAGAACTGTGGTACTTAATGGGGTAAGTAATTCATATCCCGATATTGCTGGGGACTTCTGGAGTCTCGAGCCTGGTGAAAACGAGATCAGGTTTTTTGTTGAAAGCGGATTGACCGCCGACACGAAGTTGACCGTTGTGTATCGAGATGCCTACTCAGGAATTTAGCCATGATCATCTACAAAATACTGGTAAAGAACGGAGACGAAGAACCGATCGGTGAGTTCCAGACGTTCCAAAATCTTCGCTTTGGGAAAAAACTAAACAATTACAGCCAGTGTACATTCCAGATACCAGTCGAAGACCCAAAAGCTGAGTCGCTCATTGCGTTGCGTCGGTTTAGTGTGTGGGTCTATCGCATAACTGACACAACGAACACGCTCCTGTGGTCTGGTGAACAAGCCTTGCGGGAGGGAAACCTTGATGATAAAGGGGATAACTGGGCAACCATCACCTGTTATACCTGGCTTGAGAAATTAAACAGCCGCTTTACTGCCAGTGAGGTGATATTCTCGGCCGTTGATGCGGGAGAGATTGCTTGGGAACTGATCGACACCACTCAAAGCCAAACTCACGGAGATATTGGCATTACTCAAGGAACCATCGAAACAACAATGGATCGAGATCGAACCTACAACAACCAAAATGTTTCCGAGGCTATTATTAACCTTTCCAGTGCTATCAATGGATTCGATCACGAAATCACCGATCTCAAGGTATTCAATGTGCAATCGTTTATCGGCGTTGATCGAACAGCTGATCTCGTGCTCGAGTATGGGTATAACGTCCGATCCGTGCGCATCACCGAGGACTTCTCAAAGCCAATCAATCGATCCATCGTGCTTGGGAACTCTGGTGATTTTGGAAGCGCTCTGCGAGTAGAGCGCAATGATACAGCCAGCCAGGCAATTTACCTTGTCGAGGAGGGGATTATCAACGAGATGACCGCATCAGAACTAACGACCCTTCAAGAAAAAGGTGACGCTCTGATGACTAAGTATGGTGCCCCACTCATCAAGTTGAGCCTGGGGATTGTGCGCTCAACCACTCCGACAATCATCGACTTTGCACTCGGGGATATCATTCGCGTCAAAATCAAAAGCGGCATCTATGACATCGACGAGAGCTTCCGTGTGTTCGAGTGGACAGTAGACTATGATAAAGACAATACGGAAACACTCAACTTAGTCTTAGGAAACTTTAACATCCCAGCATAACTATGCCAGAAAACCTTACCACCATCGAAGCACAAGGACTTCTTGATCTGATCACAGACATGAAGAAGCGGATACGCGTGCTTGAAACTGAAGTACTTCGACTGCGCAGTTACTTCCAACCAGTTATTTTTCACACACTCTCTACCGGTGATACAAACATGCTTTTCGATGAGTACTCATCGGTAAAGGTTACCCCAAACCTGAGCGCGAGTTACACGACAACTGTCCCTCCGGCTGGGTACCGTGTATCGCTCATGATTCTCACCAGTGGCACCAGTTCATATACGATTACGTTCAGTACGGGATTCAAGTCTACCGGAACTTTGGCAACTGGAACTGTTTCCTCGAGAATTTTTGTAGTACAGTTTATATCCGACGGCACCAACCTGTACGAAACAAGTCGCACGGTAGCTATGGTCGCATAGTTGATGCTACAATGAAACAGGAGTAACTTATGTCAGTCAACGTACGTGTCCGTAACGGAATGGAACCAGATGCTTACACCGGAGACGGTGGAGCAACTGAGGGTGACGTTCGTGGTAGTCACAGCGACATGATTGATGCTGGGTCAGTAGTTGACCTCGATGGTGGGCATTGTCTCGTTCATGAGGCAACGTCACCAGCCATGACAGTGGTTGTTGATGCTGGTGTTGTGTACGTACCCAATACATCTTTTGACGAAACGGATAGCGATTCTATCAAGTACTGGGAGGCGGTTGTTGCTGGAACCACCGGATCTCGCACACTGGTCATCGGTGCAAACTCTTCTGGGTCTACGCGCGTGGATCTTGTGTGTGTCTACCTTGATCCCGGTGCTACGCCTGACGAGAACGCATCAGACGTGGCCGAGCTTTTGATTGTCGCTGGTACTCCCGGCGCTGGTGCTCCCGCGACTCCCTCATACCACGCGCTTCTCGCCACGGTCACGGTTGCCAACGGTGCTACTTCTATCGTGAATGCAAACATCACCGACTCAAGAACACAGATCCAACTCAAGAACGCGTTCATCCCCGACAAACTCGAGGATAAGCGTCGCAAGAGACGTGTGCGAAGTCTGACAACTACCTCAACGCTGACGGCAAACATTGATAACGAGGATATGTTAGTGGTCACTGCACTAGCTGGGGCGCTGACGATTGCTGCTCCCACTGGTACGCCAGATGATGGCGACGTCCTCATCTATCGGTTCAAAGACAACGGAACTGCTCGCGCTCTCACATGGAACTCTGTTTTCCGCGTCATTTCTACGTACCTCCCAGATACTACAGTGCTGAGTAAGGTTGTATATAGCGTTTGTATCTGGAATGCACAGGATTCTAAGTGGGACGTACTGACAACACAGCAGGAGTAATTTATGACAAGCCCAACCGTGCATATTTTTTATACCGTTCTCTGCTACGAGACATCAACACTCGACGGCCAGTATATTGATACCGCTCAAGTGGTGGTTGTTGCACAAAGTGAAGACGAAGCAATTGAAAAAGCACAGAAACTTGTCATCAAAAAGGGGTACAAGGTTACTCGAGTCGAAGAATTTTTATACGACCATCGGTTCGATGAGTCAAAGTAAAAGATATGTATGATTGCACCAAACTGTATCATCCCATTCGACGGAGCTCATGCAGCTATCCCGACTCCGTTTGCTCGGTATACCGCGGCTGATGGGCGGCTGATCAAAAGCGCTACCTCAAGTTTGGGAACGACTGGCGGATCTGCAACCCACCAACACACTTGCAGCCACGTCCACGCAGTAAGTAGCCATACCCACACCCTTACTTCAAGTACTCCCCTCAGTGGAAGTACCCAAAGCATGGGAACGAGTGGTAGCCAGTCAGAAAATACCCACACACATAATGTGGGCGCGACTGGTAACTCCGCCGGAGAAACCTGTCAGACAACAAACGTGACGCTTGATACCGCAAGTAGCTTCCCGGCCTACTACGAAGTTATTTTTATTCAGGCGTTGATTTTTACCATCATCCCGACCAACGGTATGATTTTCCACACCGGCACGCGCACGGGAATGACCTATCACACCGCATCACAGAATAAATTCCTCAAGGGTGCGGGGACTGGCGCCGATGCTGGTGATACTGACGGAGCTGATATCCACGTGCATACCCAATCGCACACACATACTGCAAACGTCCACAGCCACGCAACTGGTGCAACGGGAACGGTCGCAAGCGGTGGTGGTGAGGACGGCGGGAGTGGGCCAAGCCTCTCAGGAAACAGTCACACCCATAGCGTCACTGTTCAAACGGGTACCCAGTCAATGAATGCCAATACAACGGATAGCGCAAGTGCAAGCACGTTACCACTACATAAAACGCTCAAGGTCTACGTTGCAACTGCACCCACAGTACTCAAACCTGGAGACATTATTTTGACTGACCAGACGACCGATCCGGTCGGTTGGACGGGGTGCGACGGAACCGAAGGTACACCAGATATGGGAACGTACTATACCCGCAACACATCAACCGCCGGGGACATTGCCGGGGCAAACACCCATAACCACACATTTTCACATAGTCACACAGGGAATGGCACACACACTCACACAGTAAACAATCCAACCGGGGCGAACGGAACGTCTGGCGGACGTAACGGATCTGGAAAAACTGGTGTTGAGACTCATACCCATAATGTTACTGCGGTCGGATCGACAACAGCAAACTATGATACAACAGCAGCAACCACGACAACTGATAGTGGCGAACCACCTAACGTTAAGCTACGATTCATCCAGATGGTTTTTGACGCTGGTGGTGGAGCAATAGCCGCAGCGTTATAAGATAGAAAACGCTATGACTCCTGATCCACAAAGCTACTTCTTGCAGCAAGGTATTCTCGGCGTGATTATCGTTGTGCTTGGACTTTTCGTTGTGTTTCTCCTCAAACGATTGGATGATAAAGATAAAACAGTCGAGAATCGAGACCAGATTATCCTTGGCCTTCAAGACAAACGTGTTGTAGACTATAGAGAGAACAGTGAAAAAATTATCACAGCATCAAATAGTATGCTGACTGGAATGCAATCATTGAAAGATGCAGCAGGCGCACAAACCAATGCCATCACAAAAATGCTTGATAATTTCATCGGGAGGCCAAAATGATGAGATTGTTCGAGCTTCTTTTTTGTGGGAAAAAGCCCGTCAACATCACGGCTGCGGTTAGTGCGGTACGTGTTGAACCACAGCGACGAGAACTGGCGAAACAGTTGCAAGAGATAGATCGAAGTTACAAAAAAATAGATGTGGAAGCAAAAAAAATGAAGCGACGAATTGATACAGCGCTAGCAATTGCAATGTCTACAGGGGGTTTACAATGATTGATAGTTTGCAATTCTTATTCGGTGTGTACCTATTATGTATTTTTATCTCGATCGTGTCGCTTCTCGTGACCCTCTTTTTCATTGTGCCGCTTCAAATCGAAAAGGCTGGGGTGCAAAATGGACTCTCAACATTACGTAAAAAACTCCTTGTAAAGGGAGTTCTCTCGCTCCTCATGTCGGTGTTTACTGTTATCCTCTTGAGTTCCAGATTTCTCCTGAGTGGCGACATTGTTCGCTATCTCAACACGTTACTGATTTTTCTCTTCTCACTCTTTTGGTTCATTCGTGAGCTTATCGAGTCGTCGATCTATCACACCCAGTTTACCGCTGACCAAATTGAACTACATAACAAAATTCATAATGAAGAAGTAAAACAAGACAAGCGGCAAGAAGTGAGTCGGGTGAAGCGAAACACTACTCGAAGAAACGATACAAAAGAACGGCAAAAACTTGACTCTCACAAGTTAAGGGTCTAGCATAGTTCTATGCGTGTAATCATCCAGGCGGGGCATGAGGGTAGAACCACGGGTGCAACTGGTGCTCCAGGTGAGAAGACATTTACCACTGATGTAGCCAATCGAGTAGCTGATTCACTCAGAGCCAAGGGTGTCGAGGTTAAACGCATTGCTGCCGATCCTACCGCCGCAGAAGTTAATGGAAACTGGGATTTGTTTCTTGCCATTCACTACGATGCTGACACCTATAACGCCGATGGTGGGTTTACGGACTACCCAGAGCCGTCGACTGATGGGGCTACGGAAAAATCTCAGGCCATTGCGAAGACGCTCGCCGCAGAATACTTCCCCATTACAGGAATCAAAAACGTCCCCTCTCGATCAAACAAAAATACCCGTTTCTATTACATGTGGAAAATGCTCTCGAGCAAAACTCCTTGCGTGATTATCGAGTGTGGGGTTGGCAATCGAAAACCAAACGACTATGATCCGCTCAACACAGACAGAGACGTTGTCGTTATGGGTATCGTTATCGGAATTAGAAAAGCACTAGGAATTGATACAGGAGAAATTATGGCAAATATGTACACCATGCCGTCAGGCAAGCAGGTTGATCTCGGAAACGCCGAGAGTATGAAGGTCGTCGCGAACGTCTACGACGAGGTGATCAACCAGCAGCTCTACGTGAAGAAGGTCGATGCGGTGATTGAGGAGGCTCGTGCTGTAAAGGCTGCAGTCGATGAGAAGAACCGAGAGCTTGAACAACTCAAAAAAGACCACGAAGCTGCTATGCTTGAACAAGAATCAGCGGTTAGTGCTGGTACAAGGGCTGAGATTATCGCCGCAGTGGCAAGTGGCGTGAGTGTCACCCCGGTCGATGGCACTGTTACGGGTTTAATTAGTGCCATAAAAGAACGGATTGCTCAGTCTATCCCCCCAGGAAGTGAAAATGGCGGAGGTACTACGACTCTGCCAACTGTGGACGGGCAGAAATGGGCGGAAAACGGGCTCACCGTTGAGGTCACTGAGGGAAACATAAAGAAAATTACCAACTACCGCAGGCTCTAAGCCAAAAGGAAGTATATGGAACCACAAAAGATCCGCGCAACGGTCACCGTACTGGCTGCCGACACCCTTCCCGCTGAGAAGTGGAAGCGGTGGGCAAAGAATTTGCTCACCTTTACCGCTCCAGCGCTTGTTATTTTCTTCGGACAATTAGCCGCCGGAGTAGACTGGCGAGCAGCATCGGCAATAGCCGTCCTTGCATTCTACGGTGCAATTGCAGACTTGCTAAAGAAGTACAAGGGTGAGACTATTGTTAGGTGATATTCTGCTCTGTTTTTACTACGCTCCCTCAACCAAATCGTTTACCTTGGGCAGGCATGAACGAAGAGGAAGAAGAATAGCCACCCCACAAGGGTGGTTTTCTTTTATGAGATTATGACCGAAATCATGCTCATGATCGAAAACTTCATCAAAGACCGGCCAGTGATAGCCGCCCACAATTCCGATCCCAAAAACATGCGCCAGCTTCTCATCAATGAGATCAATGAGTACTTCGACGAGAACGATCCAGAGCTTGCCGCCCGTGAGCTTGCCGACGTCCTCTGGTTTGTGCTTTCCATTGCCGTACTTCGAGAGATCAACATCCTTGCCGAGATACGGGAGAAGGGCGCGGTGAATCACCTCAAACGTGAGGCGGTTCTTTATCAATCCGGAAGCTATGAAGACCTCGACCGACAAGCTAGACTGAGAGCGAAGGAAACAAAACTCAACGAAAGGTTTTACCAAAAAGATACATAGGAGGTTCTATGGGGAGAGAAGGCGCGCCACGGCATGACTACGAGTTCGACGGGTCAACCCGCGATCATGCGTTGCTTGAAGCGCAGAACCGATCTGCGGCTACTGGGCGACCGTTCGCTCCTAATCAGCGGGTGGAGGTACACCACATACTTCCCGTCAATGAAGCGATCAAACGCGGTGTACCACCTGAGATTGTGAAGAGCAAAGCGAATGCGGCGGTGGTGGGAAAGGGGTTTGAGCACCGCACTATACACCGAGAGATTGAACGGATGCCGCCAGAGCAGAGGGAAAACTATATCGCGGCGATCATCTGGTATCTGTTTGAGCAGGCGAAGAAACTGACCGGCGGATAACTGATACTTGCAAAGGGTATAGGTCTGTGAGTATAGTACTGTTGCAATTAAAAAATTGCCGTGTAGAATGCTGTAGCAAGAGGCTCTTAACGTGCCCTCATCTTTGTGCTACAGATGAGGTGAGGGACACGCTAGGAGCTTTTTTGTGCTTAAAACAATAGAAGAAATTCAAGCAGCGTGTTTACAGAATGCCGGCGTAGCTCCCACATCATTGCCACCCAAAACGTCCCCAGAACCCATACGATATTTTGACTACTGGAAAATGTCACTAGATGAACTCGACAAGCTCGAAAAAGAAGCGTCCGAGTTCTTTGTCGTTACCCCTAAGACCGATCCTAAGTGGGCTACCGCTCGCGCGCGGTACCGAGAACTTAACCTTGCTCGAACCTTCAAAGCTGAACAGAGATTAGCTCGAGAGGGGGTTGTGCGTTGAATGTGTGGGTGGCGGAAAATATACACAGCCTATGAGTCATGAGGTAGCGGGGGTACTCGTCCTAACCCATTGTGAGATGCGGTAGTCCCGATGATCTAGTAACGGATTACTCTAGTTCTCACCCCACACATCCAGTACATAACTGGCGGCTGGCAAACAAGTCCTTGAGGTCGTTATCCGTAGTTGACGGAGGTCAAGGCGCGTAAACTAGATACCTGGCAGAAGGGTCATGCTCTGCACCGATCGCTAGTTGCGTAGTAAACACGCCTACAACAGCAGAGATGTGGCTGAGGGGTGTACTTGTGCTGAAAAAGCGCACGAGTTTCACAGACACTACGATTGCGTCGGGGAAAAATCCGATCAGCGCGGTCGTTTATACTACCTCTAGTAGGGGGATAACAGGGGGCAAACCGTTCCTCATTGCCTCCCGCTCGCTAGTCATTCGGTACACATCAAGTAGGTATCATCATAATGCTGCAAAAACCAACATTACAATGCACACATCATATTGATCTCTTCTCAGGAATTGGGGGTTTTTCTTATGCGCTCGATCAAGTCTTCTCAAACGTCTCTCACACCTTCTGCGAAATCGACCCCTTCTGTCAAAAAGTTCTCGCCAAACACTGGCCGGGTAGCCAGATCATTCCTGACATCAGAGACGTTACTACTGACGCCGTCATCCACAAATATCGACCCCAGCCCAGAACGGTACGAACAGCGGAAAAAATACCGAGCGTCGGTGGGCCGGCAGTGGACTCCCGGGGGACTTGCCGAGCAGATATCATCACTGGTGGTTTTCCCTGCCAGCCATTCAGTCAAGCGGGGAAACGTGGGGGAACTGATGATTCCCGTTATCTCTGGCCGCACATGTTTCGAGTCATACAAGAGTTCAAGCCGACATGGGTCGTCGCTGAGAACGTGCATGGGCTACTTACTCTCAATGGCGGGATGGTTTTCGAGCAAGTGTGCACTGACCTGGAGGGAGAAGGCTACGACGTCCAGCCGCTTATACTACCAGCTTGTGCCGTCAATGCACCGCACCGGCGTGACCGGATATGGTTCATCGCCAGCAGGGGCATGGGTGAGATACAGGCGCGAGACAGATGGGAACGACAATCACGCTGGTCAGAGTCGTGGATTGATGTTGCAACCGAACTTTGCCGAGTGGATGATGGGGTACCCACAGGGTTGGACAGACGTCAGCGATTAAAGGCTTTAGGGAATGCTATCGTCCCGGCCGTCGCCGTTGAAATTTTCAAAGCAATCGCATTCAAATAATAACTACTCGAGTAAACTGCTCGTGTATTCATGCTTGACATAAACACCAACAATGATTATATTATATATAACGATGAAAACAACGAAGACAGGGACACCAACAATTGACGAGCTAGAAACCTGCCCGAATTGTGGCGTGATTCTGATTCCGGTTATGGAAAACGTCGGCTTTGAAGAAAACCCACATTATGAAACTACGGGCTTACGATGCCCAGAATGCGGAGGGATCTATGACTGATCTGCCAATTCACCAAAGGGTACAAGAGATTTGCGAAAAGTATGACCTGATGCTTTTCTCAGAACCAAAATTGCGACGTCGCATGATTACACAGTACTCAATTATGTACATTCAGGCACAAAAGGATCTCATGAGAGAGTGGCGTATAAAGAAAAACGTATCAAGTATCACAGAAGAGGGGGCATTATGACCGACACAAAAGTACAACCAGTAGTAAAGAACATCTACCAAAAGGTAGCGTGGATTCGTTATGAGTTGGTTAAGTTGAACCTGAAAAAATCGGGGAAAAACACCTACTCGAACTTCACCTACTTTGAACTCAGTGACTTCCTACCAGAAGTAAACAGGCTGATGGCTGATGCTGGGGTGACGACTCGCTACTATATTGACTTACGCGGCGGTGAACCTCCCAGAGAAGAGGCAGTACTTGAGGTCATCAACGTCGATGATCCAGAGGATAAAATGGTTTTCTTTTCCGAGACGGCTAATGTCGAGATTGGCAAGAAGCGAGACGGTAGTGGTGGCGCTGACCCCATTCAAAACCTAGGAGGTAAGCATACCTATCTTCGTCGCTACCTTCACATCATTGCGTGGGAGTTGGTCGAGGCTGATGAGGTTGATCGAGAAAAGCCAGTGGTTGCACTTCCTATCGACGAAGCGAGCAAGGCAGAAATCAGCGGGGCGAAAACCCTCGCAGAGCTTGCAAAAATTGGTGGTGCTCTGATCGCTAAGAAGGGGGAGAAGTATCGCAAGGCTATCGAACAGTGTTACAGAGTCCGCAAGGCTGAGCTTGAGAAAACAGAGGTAGTTGAGGAGGCACATGCAAGTACATAACTTCCAACAAGGTACTCCCGAGTGGCTCAAAGCTCGACTCGGAAAGTTTACCGCATCGCACGCATCAGCAATCGCGACAAACGGGGATGGACTCAGGACGCTATGCTACGAAAAGGCTGCCGAGATCATGACCGGAGTACTTGGTGAGTCATATAAAAATGCTGACATGGATCGAGGGAATGAGTTGGAACCTACTGCGCGCAACATGTACGAAATGGAAACGGGAAACGTCGTCACACAAGTTGGGTTTATCGAATCAGACGTATGGACTGGGTGCTCTCCCGACGGCCTAGTTGGTACCGATGGGATGGTTGAGATCAAGAACAAAAAAGATACATTGTTTTTACGGTATCTTATGGAGCGGAAAATAGACCCGGCTCACGAGTGGCAGATGCAGTACCAAATGTGGGTGGCCGAGCGTGAGTGGGTGGATTACGTTGTCTACAATGACAACTTTGCCAAGGTGATCATTACTCGGGTACATCGAAATGAGATGTCAGTCGCTAAGTGTTGTGTGGGGCGTAATGCCGGCGTTCAGATTGTTAAAGGTATTTTTAAGGAGGTGGGCTATGAGATTCCCGACGCTCTCAGTTAGGTATCTGATGAATAAGTTAGTAGGGTATCACACCCCACCCAAGGTGTATTCACAGTTTTATGCACCTGTACCAGATTGTAAGATCACCGCTGTCTATCTGAACGGCAAAGAGATAAAAGGATTTAAGCCATACAAGGTTAAACTCGGGGAACCGATCAACTTCCAGAGGTTGGGAGTTACTAAAAAGATGATATTGACAAACATGTAGACAATGATTATATTGAACACAATACAGAAAAGAGAACACAATGCAAAACGAACTCACCGTCATCATCGAACAGAGTGGACTCGAAAAGAGTCAGACAGAATTACTCCTGTCAAAGTTCACCACCTTCTTCAATGATGCCCGACAGACAGTTAAGTTCGCCAGAGATATTGTGGTGACTGACGAGACTCAAGTCGAGGCTATGGAGTCGGCCAGAAAAACAAGGTTAGAGCTCAAAAGTATCCGGGTCATGGCAGAGAACACCCGCAAAGAGCTCAAGGAGCAATCACTACGGGAAGGGAAAGCCATCGACGGGATCGCAAACGTCATCAAAGCATTGATCGTCCCGGTTGAGGACTACCTTGAGAAACAGGAAAAGTTTGCAGAGATAAAAATGCTTGAGAGAATGGAAAAGAAAAACGCGGAACGGATTGAGAAGTTATCACACTACGTCGAGGATGTGAGTGTCTATGGGAGTCTTATCGAGATGTCTGACGCTGCGTTTGATAAGCTACTCGAGACATCAAAGTTCGCCTATGAGGCTCGACAGGAAGCGGAGAAGCTCGCGGATGCGGAGAGGCTAGCAAAAGAGGAATCCGATCGGGTAGAGCAGCAACGCATTCGAGAAGAAAACATCAGACTCCATAAGGAGGCTCACGAGCGCGAGGCTCAGATGATAAAGGAGCAAGCGGAGCAAACACGCCTAGCTGCCATCGAAAAGAAGAAACAAGACGACGCTTTAGCCGTTGAACGTAAGGCACGCGAGGAGGCTGAGGCTAAATTGAGAGCAGAGCAACACGCTGTCGAGGAAAAGCAACGGGCTGAGTCCGAGGCTAAATTCCAAGCTGAGCAAGCTGAAAAGGAAGCGCGACGCCAGGCTTTGTTGGCACCAGATAAGGAAAAGATTTTGCAGTTGGCTTCGAAACTTTCCTTTATCGGATACCCAGCGGTAGAGAGTAGAGAGGCAAAAGAAATCATTGACTATGTAGAAAAAATTATCGACGGGGCAATTGATCAACTTAATGAGGGAGCTAAAAAACTATGACGATTGACTCGG